CCTGTTCTTGCGGGAGTAAAATCTACCAGCATTTTAAACAATGAATTATCAAAAAATTTAATTAATCTAATGTAATCATTCCAATCATAGTTTGATTCGTATTTTTCAAAATATTCAAAACTTAATTCACTTAAATCAGGATAATAGTCCAATGAAGATGATTGAAATCTAGGATCTCCAATTAATTCTCCAATATTAAAATAACCGATTTGGGAATTGATATCTTCGTTTATTTCATTTTGAGGTGAAAAACCTACTTCAACATAATCAATATCTCTAGTATAACTGGAACTTATTGATGGAAATTGTTGAACTGAAATAAAAGGAGAAAGTACATTTGCGTTGGGAATATTATTATTACTACTGCTATAAGGTAAAACAATATTTTGTTGTTTTATTTTTTGTGATACAGCATTTTGGATACCTGCTGGTACTTGATCAAAATAAAATACTTCTGTATTAGAGACATATTCTCCTCCTGAGCTTGTGTGGAATATACTATTGGAAGTAAATGAGGGTGTAGTAATCCAAGAACCGGTTACTTTAGGATGAATAGAGGTTGATCCTGTATATAATTCTCCACCTAAAGGTGCTCTAAAAGCCAAATATTCACTCTGTTCTATGGAATAAGGATTCATTACATAGGCATCAAAATTACTTTGAGATAAAGGTTGAGTATAATATCTAATTTCTTGAAATGAACCTGTAAATATTTTGTTTGAGAGTGAAGAAGTACCAAAAGATGAGGATACACTTTGATTCCATTTTTCTTGTGATGCTAATATAGAAGCTGATGATTGGAATCCTATTACATTACCATCTTCTCCTTTATAATTTTTATTAGCAGCGTATAATGTATAATTTATTCCATTTTTATTAATCAATACAGACCACCACCCACCATCATAAAATGGTAAATAAACACTACAAGAAGTTGATAATGAAGCTGAGTTAGGAATAAAATCTAAAAGAGCATATTGATAATAAGGATCTATAATAGAACCTGAATAGGAACCACTAGTGTATCCTGAGCCTGTATATCTTAATCTTATGTTTACTCCCTCATTAGTGGACCATAAACTTTGAGAAGCAACACTTGCTGTATTTTGGGGTAATCCATCTGTTTTAAATCTAAATTCTACGGCTTGTGGATTATCACTTGGAGCATTCCAAGTAGAATTTAAAACAAAGGATGAAGTAATAAAAGCCGAACCACTAGTATAAAAAGCATAATTAAATTCATCTTGCCAATTATCCCAAGTATTTATATCTCTATCTTTTCCTCCAAATTCATTTATCCTTAAAATAGTATCAGTAACACCAAAAGTAGTAATTAGATCCCTTAAACCAGCAACTGAACCTTTTTTCTTAAATAACAAAGGTAAATTATGATAAATTCTTTTGTATTGTTCTTTATTAATATCATCAGTAGGTGCTAGTGATGAAGTTAAAGAAGCAGTTACATATGTTGTTATATAATCAAGAAAAGAACCTGTTGGTACAGGTAATGAGGTTGTTGTATATGGTAAATTAAATAAACTACCAGACGGTGTAATGCCAATTAAAGCTTGATATATATCATTACTTGAAAAATTATTTTGATATAAAGTAACACCCATATCCTTTAAGATATCTGCTACTAAATCTTTTGATACACCATAAGTTAAACGGTTATCAGCATCATATTTACTTGTAACTCCTTGTAAATAAACAAATACATTATCAAACATCTGACCAACCATTTCAACAAATAATTCAAATTGGTAATTATCTGCATCTTCTATGATATAAGAAGGAATGGCTAATGTTAAAGCATTATTGTTTTCAAGATCATATTCTTCGGCTACTAAAGATTGAGAAGTAAACCAAGCAATTCCTGCTCCCGAAGTTGTATTTACATTTGTATATGGAGGAGTATTTCCTGTTTTAGGCCATGATGATGAACCTGATGAATAATAAAGATAATATTCATATGAATCAAAAGTAGTAATAATTTCATTTATTTTAGCTTGATATATTATATTACTTGAAGAAACATAATATGAACCACTTGAAGGATTAGAAGATAAACTAGCACTATAAGTATATTGTTCTAATAATTGTAGTTTATAATAAAAATTTTCTAATCTAGTTTGAGCTGAAGAAAAATGAATAAAATTATTATAGTTAGAATAATCAACATTTATTGTAATTCCTGTTTGGGCTAAAATATTATTTAACTGATAATTTAAACTACCTGTTCCTGAACCTAATGATGAAGTGGTTGAAGATAATGTTTTATAATTTGAATAATCAGTTGAATTATTTATTTGGTTTTGGATTGCTAAATTAAAATTAGGTCCTTTTAAATAAATGTTATTATCCTCAGGATTAAAAATTTCAGTAATATTAATATTATAAGCAACAGAATCAGCTATTTTTTCAACTATCCAACATTGACTTTTTAAGTTAAATTGTTCAGGGAGTGGTTCATATAATTTTATTAATATTGTAGGATCTGTTGGATCTGTTGTATCTAATAAAATATTATTAGCTATAACTAATTGATTATCACCAAAATTTAAATAAAAATCTATATAATCAAGAGAAGAAGATTGTATAGTATTTATAAATTCATTTGTTGATAATATAACTTCTTCATTAGGAATTGAAGTTGTATTTAATCTAATTTCTGTTCTATCAGCACTTATTTCTTCTATATAGTAGGTTGAAAATGGATTAGAACCTAATCTTCTACTTAAAAAATTATATAAAGTATTATAAGAACCTTGTTGGAAACCAGTTGATCTTAAATCTTCAACAGGATCAATAGATACTTGATTATTGATTAATTTATATCTAGGAAATCCTTCTGTGTTTTTAAAAAATATATTACTATTTAAACTGAAGACATAATATTCAATATAATCTACCTCAGGATTAAAACTTACTTCTGTATTGCTAGTAGTTATTAAGCTGGTGTCATCTGATGAATATTCTTGATATTCAAAAGTTGTAGGAGATAATGATTGAGTGATTATTAAAAATTCGGCCATTTATTATAAACTTCCTGTTGTTAATTGTTGCTGTAGATCTAAATTTTCTTGTCGTAATTGAGTAATTTCATCTATTAATGCTTGGGTTATATCATCATTAGCATTTAATGAACCCACATATTCTTGACTTGTTTTTATAAGATACTCATGAGAATTTATTTCTCCAAATTTAGGTATTTGAAAGAAAATTTGTTGATAATTTTGAAAAAATTCTGCTACAGAAATTGATGAGACTACTATAGGTTCAGTAGAAGGTAGTTCAACTAATTGAGTAAAAGAGGTATCAATTACTCTTTGATATTGATTTTTATTATAAACTGTATTTGTTAAAGTTAATATTTCCATTACCCATTAATAACTTTAAAATAATATTGGTCATCAAATATCTGGGTTGTTCCAGCTATATCAGATTTAATCAATATTGTATAATATCTTTCAGGTTCTAAACCATTCATATAAACATCAAAATAACTTGATGAAGCATCAGCGCTAATTTGTGTAAATAAATTATCAAATTCTATAACATATTCATTAGTTTCTAAATCCTTAATGGCATAATATGAAGCCGTTGGTAAATAAAAATTATTAGTATAGACTGAGAAGGTTTCCCATAATTGAATTGGAAATTCTGGTCGAGCATTTATTCTAAATCTATTTATACTTTGACTATAAAACACCCCAGGATTTTGAGCCAATGTTAAAGTAGCAGGTAATGTATTTAAGATTGTTTGGGTTGATGAACCTGTATTAAATATAAAATCCCTCCAACTAAATTGTAAAGCAGGAGGATAAATTGTATTAGTATCTCTAGAAAAATATTTTAATTCAGGTTGAACGTTTTTATTATAAACAAATTCAGTTTCTTGTTTAATAATAAATCCATCTGCAGAAATTGCTCCTGTGTATCTGGCTCTTAGGGCATTAGTTACATTAAAATTAAGGTCTTTATTTTCGTAAAATCCAAAAGTAGTAGATGCACTAATAGGATAAGTATTAGAATTAAAATATGCGACATTAGAACCTGTCCACCAAGAACCACCTCCAGCATAAACATTAGTAGCTTGAGAAGTGCCTGAACCTGTATAGGAACCAGTTCTATTACTTCCAAAACCAGTAGTGGGCCATAAAGTACTTCCCGAAAAATTTAACCAATACCAACTTGTTCCATCCGTTGAAATTGGTTCATCTAAATATCTACCAGTACCCATTCCCCATTCTCCAGATACAGGGTAACATTCAATAGTAGTATCTTCATTTAATCCAGTAACAGTAGCTACAAAACATTGTAAATTGGCTTTCCATAAACTATTATTTAATAATTGAGCAGAACTACTAATTCCAATTTTATTTTCCAAAACATCATCAATTTCCGTTTCAGAAAATTGGATTAAGAATCTACTGGTTTGAGGATTAGGATCGGAGTAAGCAAAAGTTGTCAATGTTGCCTCTATCATTGGATCTAATCCTGTATTCATATTAGGAAATAGAGAATATATTGTTGCGTCTTTATTTGGGAATAATTTATATACTGCCATTTTTTATTATTATAAAGGTACCACTTTTCCTTGAATGTCAATATCAGGATACTTAACTTCAAATATAGAAGGATCTAATGAAGGATAAATTACATTACCTTGAGTTGCTCCTTTTATATCATAAGCATAAGGTGAATATCCTAAATTTTCTCCTACTAAATTAGTTATTTCAATATTTTTTATAGTTTGAACTCCTTCTATTCTATCTAATAAAACATAAATATCTCTTAAAATAATAGGTTGATTAATTTGCCATTTGTCAATAGCAAAATAATCTTGTAAAGTTAAAATACATTTAGATAATATTTCATTACTATTATAATTAGGTAAAATTATAACATCAAAATTAACTCCAATATTAATAATAAACCCATCTTTAATATTTACAGAGTCATTTACCATTCTATATTGAGATAGATATGTAGTTACATTTTGTTTTAAAGCAGGAGATGCTGTTGTTAATTGATTATTTACATTATATGATAAAACATATAAATCTAAAACAGATTGAGATTCGCCTGCTGAAATAGATTGGGCTTTAGTAGGTTCAATATATGCTTTAGAAATTACTCCATACTTACTAGGCATTGATAATGTTCTTACTAAATAATCGTTTTGAGTTACGTTACGTAATTGGGTAGAGAAATTAGCCGATGAGTTTTGTCTAATTTCATCTATTGAATCTCCATCTCCACCACCATCTGCGGCTAATGGATTATTAACAGCTAATGAATTATATATAGTATTTGCTGTTACATTATTTAAGTTTTTATTTAAAAATTTAGCTGTACCTTGGAATTGAGTTAAAGTATTAGCGGGAACATTAGAAGTAGCACCACCTCCAATTAAATATCTTACTGTTAAAGTAGTATTTGAAGGAGCAATACCATAAGTTTTTGTAAATAAGAAATTATCAGGACAGTAAGCTGTTGTTAACTTGTCTTGTTCAAAAGGTAAACCAATACCTACATTATTTGGATTAGGAATAATTTCTTCATCAGTATCATTTGCATTACCTGAACCAAACTGAATTTGTAATGAACCTGAATTTAGAAATCTTGTTACAAATCTTCTTTGAATTTTTTCTAATTTTAATAAATAAGGAGTATCCCCTGAATATTGGGATAAATTAGGATCATTTACATTAGTATTCTTAATAGAATCAAAAATCATTTCTTGTCCTAGATAATCTACTTCATACCATTCATCTTCAGTATTATTATCAATTATATCTAATACTCCTACTATTCTTTCAGCATTTAATTGAACTGTTGAAAAAGGAACAGGTGCTGAAAAAGAGAATTGGGTTGTATTAACTGTTGAAGAAATAGCTTTTCTTGTCTTTTTTAAAAGAAAATATGTTGGATTAGGACCTGATATTTCATATACTGTTACCTCTGTTGGGTCACCAGAACTTGATACTGAAAAATCAATTGGGTCTTGTATTAAAAAAGGAATTTTATTAACTGTAGTTTGAGTTACTGTTGAATTAGGTTCAATATATAAAGCGTAATCAAAATCAGGAATATAATCTGAACCAGATAATTTAGCTGGTACTTGTTGGTAAAAATCAATATAGGTTGTAGCAACTTGAGTTACATTTGGTTTATAACCAAACATATAAGCTAATTCATATAAATTATTTGTTTGACGAGCATATTGTAAAAATGTCTCTTGTATTTGGTTATCTAAATAAAATGATAATACATCACCTACATAGGCAGCCATTTCCATAAACATCATTCCTGGTGAAGCAGGACTAAAGTCATTATATGTTGTTGGGAAATAAGTTCTAGCATAGTTAACAAGACTAGCTCTTAATTCTGTAAAATCTTTATTTATGTATTGTATATTTCTTTTAATAGCCATTATGTAAAGGTTAATTGTATATCATCGTTAATTCCGGTGTCTTGTATAGAATATTTTAAGGTTACATTTACTACTTGATAATCCGTATCAGGGATAATATCTAAAGCTTCTACTACAACATTTGGAAAAAATTGATTTAATGATTCTTGTATATTTTGTTTCAAAAAATTTAAATTTCCTTCAGTTATTTGTTCAAATATGAATTTTCTTAAATTTCCACCAAATAAGGGATTTAAATATCTTTCTGGTTGGTTTGTTAAGAAAAAATTAATTAAATTGAATTTAATGGATTCTTGAGTAGTATAAGTAGTTCTAAAAACACCAGGGACATTAAAAGGTAAAGCTATTCCTACACCAATACTTGGTCTAGTATCTAAAGGAAATATCTTTTTTGCTCCAAAAGCCATTATTTATTCATTAAGGACATTATTTGATCTAATCCTACAGATCCTTCAGGCAAGGCACCATCCGGTCCTATTGGTTGAGGGTTAAAATTACCAACATAAGCAGAATTTGCTACACCACCATGCTGCATTTCCTCTAATATACCAGCAAACATATTTCTACGTTCGGTGGGTGTTAATTGTTTTGGTTTTTCAATGTGAGGTTGAGCGTAAGTATCTCTTACAGACTCATTTACAACTGTTTTAGGGGTGCGAACTGCTTCCAAAAGAATATCTTTTAATTCTTCTTGAATTGCTTCTTTTACGGCTTCTTTGATAAATTTTTTTAAAATATCAGTTTTCATTATTTATAAATATTAAGTTTAATAAGCTTTTAAATTATCTCTGTCAATTATTAATTTAAGTTCATCAATTAATGTTTGGTCATTTGTTGTAAATGATAATTCGGTTTGTATTAAAACAATACCTTGAACATTTTTTCCAATAGCACGTCTACGAGTTACTGTTGGAGTATAAAGTATTTCTTCTATTTCAATAATAAAACCATTATAAGTTGTTTGGTTTTGAGTTACTGATGCTTGTAAACTAGCATCTGCAAGAGATTGAATTTGGGGATTAATAGTAGATAAAGAATTATTAGGGTCACATTCTTTTAAAACAGCATCAATAACTTTTAAACTTTCTACAGCTTTTAACACATAACTACTAATGATAGATATAGTTAGTGAAGCACCACCTAAAGCTGCTTGAAATTTTGATAATCGAGGATTTCCTAAACTATCAAATTTTACTTTACTTATCACATTTTGAGCATCATCTATTAATGAAACCACAGAACCTGGAACTGGTAGGGCATTTACAGGAGGTAATTTTAAAGCTAAAGAGGCAGCTGTAGCTGCTAAATCTAAAGTATTTATTAAAGTAATTGCTGTATTAAGGAATTGAGAAATTCCGGTAATAGTAGTTCCTATTTGATCTATTCGTTTACCTATATTATTTAATTGGTTTACTATTAAATTTCTTTGGGTTCTTAAATCATTTAATTCACTTTGATTAAGACATACCCCTTGAGAAGTATATTTGTCAATATATTGTTTAATTAAATTTTCTAAAGAAGGTTGAATAATAATTTTAACTTGATTTCCTAAAGTATATATTATAAAAGGTAATTTAGAAGCACCTTGTGCTTTTAAATTATCAGGAATACCTTTTTGTATTTCGTTTGTATCTACAGTATTATTACCAGCTAAATCTAGTTTTAATTTAGCATTTATTGCCTCAGTTTGTCTTTGTTGTTCTAGTTTTTGAGGTGTAATCATTATATTGTATAATTATATTTTGATTTTAATGATTCTAAATTAGCTTGTAATGCCAATAAACTAGAATTTACTTGAGCAGCTGCTATATTTAATTGAATCAAAGGAGTACCGGGAGGGGTTGATACTACTGTAGAACAAATAGTCATAAATCCTGAAAGATTAGTGATTAATTGATTTAATAATTTAACAGTTTGATTTCCTAATAATAAAGGTTCGGTTGCTTTTTTGGAACCTAGTTTTATTTGTCTAGATTGTACTACAAAATCAGCATTAGTATCGAAATTAAAACCTTTAACAGCATTAAAACTTATAGTTAAAGCAGAACTTAACATTATATGATCAGTTGTACTGTTAAATACTAATCTTCCGGAATTTATTAATATTTGTTTACCCTCATATTCGTTTGGGGATTTAGGAATGTAACTAGTATAACTAGTATAATCGGTAGAGGATGCTTTTAATGGAATTTTTTGAGTACTAGTTAAATAAACAGAAGAATCATCAGTATTAATATTTTCTGTTATAGAATCGTAACCATTACCTAAGTCAACACCTTGACCATTTCTTAAAATTAAAATAGGATCTCCAGATGTACTTGTTCCCTTAGACCAATCATTTAAAGGAGTGTTTGATTGAATTGTTTTTATAGTAGAACCAAATCGTATGCTATTTCCCCATCTTCCTTCATAAATTATATCCCCCTCAAAAGGTCTTAAAGGATTTATAGTATCTCGTTCTACAAATGTATTACCAAAAGTAATATTAGTTAATTGATCTGTAGTATTAATAACACTTCCAGCTAAAACTTGATCTCTAGTTTTAATTTGAGACTGTTGAAGTTGTCCTTGAGAAAATGGAAGAGCATTATGATGAGGGTGATTCCATAAACTTAAAATATTTAAATAATAAGCTGTTTTGGCTGATGTATTAGCACGAATATCTGTATCTGGTTGTCTTAGGATTAAGACTAATTCATTAATTAGTGGATAATTTTTTACATTAGTAAATAAAGGTTTGGCTGTCATTCTTCCAGCTCCTTTAGGAATAGTACTAATATCTCCTGTATTAAAACTTGAATCTACATATTCAATTTCACCTATTATTTTACCACTTGAATTTTCAGTATAAACATTAATAACTCTACCAGTAATTATAGAAGCATTTTTTAAACGATTTAGTAAGGCATCGTTTTTTCTGTTAATATTAGGATTAATATTTTTATTTACACCACTAAATCCGTATTTTGTTGACATTATTTATCTCCTTTTAATTCATTCATAGCAGCTAATAACTGCTCTTTTTCTTCATCCGAAATAGTTAAAGCGCCTTCTGTTGTTTGGGTTTGCATAGCACGTTGAGCTAGTGCAGCCATCTTTACTAATAAATCATCATTTTTTACACTAATTTCCATATATTCCTTAATTAAAGGAACTACTAGGGTAGCATCCCCAATATCGGAAATTAAAGGTTTTAATTCGGAAATTAAAGCTGTAACTTGTTGGTCTTTTTTCTTTTGATTACGGTAAATTTCCTCTAAAAGATCGGAAAATTTTTTCTTACCAAATATTACATTATCAAATTGTGACATAAATATACTTTTAGTTTCTTATAAATAT